CCAAGACGTGTTGTTGGTGATAATGTTGCATCAGATGCTGTTGCACCTTCAACTGCAGCATTAGAACCATTAACAGCTGCTAGGCTGTCTGTTTGCCACTCATGGAGAACGCCAGTAGCTTTTGTTTTGCCAACTGATGACATGAATGGTGTTTCTGTTGGAGAAATGTTATAGATAACGTCTGTTAAATCTTCACGTTGACCTATAGCGGTATAGGTTTGATATGTTGCCATGTTTTATTCTTCTTTCTATTCTAAAAATTGTTCAAATAAAGCTGCTGCGTCACGGACATGTCCGCTGTTACGCAACTGTGCTTTCTGTTTTTTAATGGTTTCTGTGTTATTACTACTTGTAGCAGATCCAGCCTTCAGCATCTTTGGTGCTTCAGAAACTTTCTTTGTTACAGCAGGTTTTGATTTTTGAAGCTTGTCATACATCATTGCCTTGTGTAGAGTAATAACGTGCCTAGAATCATAGACGCTAGATAACTCTGCATCTGTAAAACCAAGCGATTTGCCATAATTGCGAATCTCGTTACGGAGGTTTTCGCCTTTAGCAGGGTCTGAAAACTCTGGTAAGACTTGCGTTAATTTTTGTGCTTCCTGTGCAACTCTATCTTGCATGGCACGAGCAGTTTCAGATTGTTGCAATTGTGCAATTCTTATTTGCTCTGCTCTTATAGCAGCGAGTTGTTCTTTCTTTTCAGAAAGTTCAGCAACTTTAACAGCATATCCTATAGGGTCGTTTTCTTTGAGGTATGTTAAATCCTCATTAGGCGTTTGTTGCACTATAAATTCTTCTATAGCTTGCAAACGTTGAGCATATGTGTCTCGAACTTGCTTTGCCTCTTCAATAGCTTTACGTTCAGCATCAACGACTTTACGTTGTTCAGCTACTTCTGTGGTCTTTTTGGTGTAATCAGCACCAAGTTGATAACCTTTAATTAATTCATCGAGGGTGACATCTTTTTCTTCCCCAGCCGCCTTTACTTTAAAAGTCTGAGGCAGTTCCTCTTCTTCAACTTCAGTTTCCTCTTGTTCTTCAGCATCACCTTCTGCTTCAGTTTGTTCAACTTCTTCAGTTTGTGGCTCTGCTTCTTGAGCTTCTGCTTCTACTTGTTTTTCTTCCCCACCTTCTGGTTGACCTTGTGGTGCCTCTTGTGGTTCTAATAGACTTTCAAAAGCATTGGCTGCTTGATTTACTGTAAGCTCGCCACTTCCAGAATTTTCTGGAGTCATGGTTGTTTCACTCATTTTTATTTCCTATAATCCTCTAGGGGAGGTTACCCATTTTAGAAATGTCTAAAATATCTTCCATGCTTTACTTTTAATTTCGCTAGTTTTAGCGATTGATTCCAAGTAAGACATAAGTTCGTTATAACAAGCTAATCTTTGATATGCTTGTTCTCTAATATGTGACTCTTCTTGACTTGAGTACATAATAGTTTGTAATTGATTTTCTTGTAGTTCTTTAATTACAGATTGAAAATGTTCGTCATTAAGTATGCCAGTAATAGCGTCTACTTTATTGGACATTGTTATTTCCCTGTGTCATGTTGTTAATAGTATTTAAAGCATCTACAATAGATTTAGTATTAGCACCACGAGTTTGTTCTGCTTGGTTAGCAGCATCAGCTTCAATCTTTAATTGTTTAAGAGCTAATTCAGTATTTTGTTTTAGTTCTTGTTGTTGAAGTTCTAATGCTTTGCGAGCATTTTCTAATTGCATTTGCTCACGTTCTAATTCAAGTTTTGCAGCTTCAGTTTGAGCACGAATCATTGCTTTTTCACGTTCAACTTGAGCCAACACCTTTGCAGCTTCTGTATTAGGATCTGGTTTTGGTGGTTGTGGTTGTGAGAGAATTGCATTTTGCTCTGGTGTAATCTCATTCATGAATTGTGCAGCATCTTTAAATCCAGCCATGTTAATAAATTTGGCTAATGTATTGCGATATTGCATTAAGTTCACTAATGGATTAGATAAACCATATTGCTGAATGATTTGCTCTTGTTTTTGCAAGATCATTTGCATTGTTGTTAATTGTTCTTGACGAGTGCCTGTACCTAAACCTACATTAATAGATACATTATATTGGTCATTCCATTCACGAGGATTAAATGGTACAAATTTGCCATTTATACGCACTAAACGCTCTTTATCTTGATATTTGCATAGTAAGTGTAGGATTCCTTTGAAAAGCGATTTAACACCTGTTTCTGCAAAGATACGGGCTATTAATTCAAGCTTTCCTGCACTTGCTTGTGACATTGCTGACACAGCAGCAGCTGTTACGTTTTGTAATATGTTAGGATCAATACCATTTTGTGAATCTGATACACCTGTACGTCTAGATTGAACACCATCTAGGTATTCAAGCATTGGGAATGAGCCAGATGTTGTAGGAGCTACAGTAAGTGGTACTAATGCGTTAGGATTCTTCAATCTAACAACACCACCAGCTGTAGATGTCAATAAATCATCAAGGTTTACTTGACCTTCTACTGCACCAACACGATAATTGTTAGTTAAATAGAGATTATCTAACATTTGACGTAAAACAGTAGACTTAATAAGCTGTAAATCAAGTGCACGATCAGCTAAAGACTGTCCATAGAACTTATGTGGAATAGGAATTGGGCAAAGTGAGTGGAATGGAACATAATCACATTCTTCATCTTCTAAAATTTCGTTAGAAGCATATACAATGCGTCTTAATTCAGCAATACCGTCATTATTATAGTCAACTTTTATGTAACATTCATAAACTTCTACTACTTCCATTGACTGATCTTGTGAACCCATTGAATTTGGCTGTTCACCTTGTGAATAACGAGCAATTCTATCTGGACTAAACTCTAAAGTATCACCAGATTCTAAAGAATCTACTACTTTTTTGCTAAATCCCATAGCAACTAACTCTGAACGAGTCAACATTCTACGGTGTGCTACAAATGGTGAGTCTTGAATAGTTCTAGCACGTTTAGAAATAAGAAATTCTTCTGGTGGAACGTTTTCTACAACTACTTTTCCATCTTTTTTAGTCTTTTTAATCTTAACACTGTGTGAACGATTAGTTCTTGACATACCTGTAAAGTCGTCAACAATCGTTGTTTCATCTGTTTCTTGGCTAACAACCTCGACTTCTGGGTCAGAGAGTAGCATGAGTAGCTCATCATCGCTTAAATTCTCATATTTTTCTTTAGTAACATCAATTTTTTCGTCCCAATACGCTTTTACTACGCCTGTTTTTTGTAAAAGTGCGTCTTTGAACCAGTTATGTAAAATTAAAAAGCCATCATTGTCACGATAGAATACCCAATTACAATATTCTGTAGCTTGTTGTGCAAAAGGTTCGTCACCATCGTTTACAGGTTGAAATTCAACCACACCGTCTGTAGATGTAAATACACGAATAAGTTGAGGCAATGCTCCGTCTACAACTTCTGCCACTTCACCTGTGACAATTTGTGATTTTCCTTCTACTTCGTTACCATATGGCTCACGAAGATAGTATTCAAGTGCTTGTTGACGTTCTGCAACTGTGTCTGTTTCGACATAGCCAATAGAATCATCAATTTCTGACTCGATAATGCTTTTTAATTTGTTAATATCCATTAAACTATCCATTTAGTGTTTATGTTAATAGGTCTATTCCATTCTTCAGCTGGACTTTCATCTAAACCTGTTGCTAGGTATCTAAAAGAGTCTGCAGCATGAGATGACCAATCGTGAAGTGGTCTGTCGTGGAATACTGCTCTTTTTTCATCATAGTGTCTACGATAATTACGAAGAGCATCTAAACCTTGTTTTGTTTTGGGATCAAACCAACAACGTGGAATTATTCTCCTGACTGCTTGTATGCCATCCATAACATTAAGGCGAGGAGCAGTAACAATTGATAATCCTGCATCTTCTAAAGTCTCCTTACGAGATTTACCAGTGCCTAATTCTCTAACCTCCACGTCATGTGGAAGTATGTGAGTAAAATGTGCATAATCATTATCTCTTAACCATTGCACATAGTAATCAAGTCCTTGACCATGATTTTCCATATAGTCAATAAGACGTATTTCTTTACCTGTAAGTTGAGCTACCCAAATAGATGTTGAATCAGATATACCCAAGTCCCAAGAGGTGTAACTACGACACAAGTCATCACGAGGTATCTCTGTAATGTGTGCTTTCTCTTCTATTTCATTTATAAGTTTAGAGTAGAAAGAGCCTTCTACAGGAGCGTTAAAAGAACACTCAAACTCTTGCATAAACTTATCTTCGCCCATTTCAAGACGAGCAGCTGTAAGTTCTTGTTCGTTTAGTAATTTTGTATCACTAGATTTAAATTCTAGTAATTTCCATCCTTGTCCTTCAGCAGCACGATCTCGTAAACCTCTGAAATGATTGTTGCCTTTTGGTGTTCCCATCGCAACACAAAAACCTAGTCGGTCTGTAAGAGCTGGGCGAATAATATCACTAAATACTGAAGGATTTATATTTCCTACTTCGTCTATTACAGCACCATCTAGATAGATACCACGAAGAGAATCTGGGTTATCTGCACCATAAAGTGAGATACGTCTACCCATGAAGTCTACACGAAGTTCAGCAATGTTTACTTTAGCACCTAGAGGTCTTGTATAATTAACAAGGTAATCCCATGCAATACGTTTAGATTGGTTATAGGTGGGTGCTACATAAGCGTATCTAGGATCTTTTTTAGTACAAGTGAGTGCACTATGGATCAGCTGATTAATTGCTGAAACTGTTTTTCCCATACGTCTGTGTGCTACTACGACCACAAACCTATTATCTTTAACTGCATTGTGTATCAGTTTTTGGGGGACTCGTGGTCTATACCCAGTATCTAAAGTTTTTTGCGACTCCATATAGGGTCATCGCCTCCTACAAGTGATGTGTAATATCTGTGATTAAATAAAGATAAATAATAATTGCCAAAATGATAAAATAAATAACATTTTAATCTTCTTCGTAATCTTCTGATTCTTTATTTCCGTTTTCAAATTTAGCCATGATAAGCATTTGTTTTTGTGCTGTAGTAAGCGGTTTTGTAATTGGACCGCCTACTAACCACGCAGAACAAGTTCTGTCAGCAGCACATTTAAATTCAAACAATTCACAATAGCCTAATTCAGCACTATCTACGACTTCGTTTGCATATGTTTCATCATTTGATTCTTCACCTTGTATGCCACTCACTATGCAGTCCATCATTTCAGGAGTCTGTATAAAGGCAGAACAATTACCGCATCGCATTGTTTTAGCATTGTCTACAGAGGTTGCCCACTCTTCTGCTCTTTTATTCCAAAATTCTGTATCTTCTACTTCAGGATTTGCAGGACCATAACCTACGTTTTTAAAAGCCCAATCACGATTCTTAAGATTGAGTTTAATATCATGTGTAACAATAGGACATTTCATTTCTTTTTATTCCTTGCTGAAATAGCTTTAGCTTTTGCTTTAGCATCTGCTTTAGATGAAGCTCCCCATGCTTTTAAAGATAACAATAGTCTGGTAGGTTCACCGTTAGGTTTACGTTCTGGTCCAGCCATATTACCCATACGAGCTAGGAAAGATGCACGTCTAGGATTATCACCTGATTTTACAGGAGCCTTTAGATGACCGCCTGTTGCTTTATTATAAGATGCACGACCTTTAGCGTTAAGTCCGCCTTTAGGATTCTTGCCTTCTTTTTTTTGCCAAGCAGCACTCATTTTTTTTTCGCAGTCTTTGCTGATTGTTTAAAAGCTTTAGCAGTAGGTGCACCTTTAGATCCTACCTTACGCATCTTCTCACCAGAACCTTCGGCTATGCGTTTGCGTTTAGCGTGGATGTTTGCGTAGAGTCCTCTCATCTGTATCCTAACATTCTTAATAGTGAACTTAAGTCCATAGGTTGTTGTACAGACATACCACCTGCTTGTGGTGGAATATTAGTCATAGTGTTACCTAGTGGATTAGTTTGTTGATAATAAGGCACTGCTTGTGGATTAGACATATAAGCATTTTGTCTAGAAAACTCATCCATTTGTCTTTGCATCATTAACTGATTAATTCTAGCTGCTTCAGCATCTGATAATTGACCAGTGCCACCTATAGAACTCATAAGTCTTTCTCTTTCTAATTGTGCCATGTAGTCGTTAGCTGTGTTTTTAGCAGCTACTTGCTCTGGAGTTAGAGTAACGTTTCTTAATTGTTCTTGCAATTGTTCTAAAATTGTTTTCGCCATAATTTTTGCCTACTGCCGTTTTAAAAAATGTTATAAAACCTTTTCTACATAAAAAGGGGGGTGGGGTCTATTCTATTCCTGTAATGATTTTTACTTCTACAGGAGATCCATCTGGATTGCCACTAATCTCATGCTGTGTAGATTCTTTCCAACGTGCACGAGACTTAAGCCAGAATATCATTGCTGTGGTGTTGCCTTCTTTAGCTTGTTTAAATAAAGTCTCTGCAACAGATGCGTTAGCCTCAATACGTCCTTTGTCAAGCTCTTCTTTATAATACTTGACAAGTGTGTCATGTGAGATGGAAAGTACGGATGCGATATCTTCATGGCGTGTGCCTACTGTACTTAACATGTAAACCTTATTTCGGGTGTCCGCATTTGGAAGGTGCGGGGGTCTCCCGACTTTACCGCCCTCTTCTATATTGTCTTTAGATAGATCGTCAACAGGAGTTAAGGCTTTGCTATCCTGTAAGACGTTTACTTGATCGCTTACCATAATAGTGTCAACATTGTCAACAGGGTTATTAGTTATTTCTTCCATGTTATTTCTTATTCCTTATATATACATAACAAATCTTTAGTTTGTTACAATTTGTTACAATTTAATTATAGATAATACTTGACAAGTTATTTACTAGGGATATTATTACATTGTCAATCTTGACAAATAACTAGGAGATAACCAAATGAATCAAGATATATTAAAAGCTTTAAACCTAGCAATAGAATCAATAGAGACTATCAAAAAGAATACAGATAATAAGTCTGATTATATCAAGGCTCAATTATTACTATCTGAAATTAGAGATGGTCAATATAAAGTAAGTAAGAACTTATCAATTAATCAATATAACATCTAATAGGAGATAAACATGCAAGTTAAAAACATGATAAGCCTTAAGTCTTATAACAATATACCAAATCAATTCATCATTACAGACGATAATAAGACTTACTTTCAAAGCTATAAGTCTATTATAGTTAAGATAGAGAGAACAGAGACAGGGACAAAGACTTACCTTGACCCTATTTATTATAACTATTCTAGAACCACATCTAAATATCGTAACGCTTTTCTAGGAGAATCTACCAAAGAAATAGAATCTAAAATTAAACAAGGTGTTTATATATTAGAGAATCTTAACTAGAATTATATAGTATTCCCTTTTTTAACTACGTTTTATTTAAACTTGACAATATGAAGGAGTTATTACCATGCTATTAGATAAAGCTATCATTAAGCTAGATATACATAAACAACCTTATACAAGGTTAGAACTTAAACAATCTAAAGGTATTAAATATCTACTTGACAACGGATTTAAACAATGTAGCAATAAGAACTATTATCAGAATCAAGATATATACTTTTCTTATAACAGATATATGAAATGCTGGACTTCTGATAGCTATCATAAACAACTTGACAATAACTAGGAGATTATTACCATGTCAATAACTAGAAATTATAACGGGTCTTATACAATATCTGATATTAAAGATAACCAATATATTAAACAAACATATTACTTCTACACTATAAGAGAAGCTAAAAGAATGTTTAAAGAATACTTGACAACATTATAAAGCTATGTATTATTACTTTACAAGGAGAAATAACCATGCAAACAATAGAGACACTTAACAAAGAGATTGACAACATA